CAAACTGTTATAGAACGTTACCAAAATACAAATTGCTGGGTCACCTATGGGTCTTATCTACAGTCCAGTGGTCATACTGGATACTGTACCACTCCATTAACTGAACATCATTATACATCTGAAAAGAGAGGTCGTGGGTTTCGTGAGTGCGGCTGGGTCTTCAGCCATCTTTTTACTGCAAAGGCCTTTCTATGGAATAAGCTGCCAAAGGATCTAAATATCTTTAATGGCAAACAAACGATGTTTACTGCAGACCAGGTCTTTAATATCCCTCTTGCTGAAATGGCAGGATCACCCCGTATTCAATGCATTGATGAAGTAGTAATGATCTATAATAATGAGAATCCGATGAATGATTATAAAATAGATTACAATGAACAGACATCGATTGACAATCAGAATCGTCAACGACCTGCGTTCAAGGCTCTAGAGTCAAAGGAACCTTATGATATTTCAATTGTGATTCCGTGTAAGGGGCGTAAGCCTTTATTAGAAACAACAATAAAAGTGCTGAAGCACGAGATAGCAAAAACAGATCTACGTATCGTAATTACTTTAGTTGAACACACAGATAGTATTGAATTTAAAGAGTATGCCTTTACCGAAGGCCTCGGATGGATTCATATTCCTCTTTCTGGAGGTGTGGGATCTCCTCTAGGACAATTTAATCGTGGACTCTGTTTTGATATCGGTCATCTGTATGGTCCTCCTTGTAAGTATTATATGATGCACGATAGTGACTTGCTTGTTCCCGATATTTTTTTTAATAAAGTACAGGTTTATTTTAATCGTGGTGTTGTTGCCCTTCAGCCTTACTCAGATCGATTTGTTTGGCAAACAAATCAAGAATTTAGCGAAAAGCTACAGGCCGATCTATCTATTTTTTATAATGGTATAGATGAACAAGCTGTATGTACACGAAATATGCCTGGTGCAAAAGGGGGCAGTTTTATTCTTAAATCTGACCTCTTTACAAATGTGGGTGGCTACGATCCCCAGCTTTTTTGGGGCTATGCACCTGAAGATCAACTCTTTTGGTTGAAGGTAGAATCAATTACTTCAGTCGAATATGCTGATTCTCCAAGAATGCCATTAATCCATTTATGGCATCCAAATGCTGCAACAAAAAATCCTTTGCTTGCAGAAATGGATATGCTAATTTTATATATTAAACAACAGTATAGTTCAGATATTAAACCTTATATTCAAGCAAAGTCTATGCAATATAAAAAGACATTTGAAAAGTTCCAAATGAGTGTATTCAAATCCTAGAATCGCTAGTCTAAATACCTATCTACAATGAAATATAAATGGATTTTTCAGTCGACATAGATCAATTAGATGTCTTATATACTATAATAGATAACAAGGATGAACAAGTTATACTACAACCATTAGAATTAGATAAGACATATGATATCTTATTAGTAATACCATGTAAAGGTCGCCGATCATTGCTAGAAACTACTGTAAAGGTATTGAAAACAGAGATAGCAAAAACGACTCTACAGATTGCGATTGTCATTGTAGAGCATAGCGAGGTACCTGAATTCAGAGAGTATTGTAACGCAGAATGCCTTGGTTGGATTCATATTCCAATGCTTGGCGGACTTGGCTCACCTATTGGACAATTCAATCGCAGTCTATGTTTTGATATTGGATTTCTTTATGGACCCCCTCGTACATATTATATGATGCACGACAATGACTTGCTTGTTCCTGATCGTTTTTTTGATAAAGTAAAAATCTATCTTGATCGTGGTTCAGTCGCATTGCAGCCATTTTCAGATCGATTTGTTTGGCAAACAAGCAAGGAATTTAGCGAGAAGCTACAGGCAGATCTATCCATATTTTACGCGGGTATTGATGAAAGAGTAGAGTGTACAACAAATGGATATGGTGGAAAGGGCAGCAGTATCCTAGTAAAAAGTGATTTGTATGTAAAAGTGGGTGGATACGATCCTCATTTATTTTGGGGATACGCACCTGAGGATCAGCTTTTTTGGAATAAGCTTGAATATTTCACTTCAATTGAAACTGCAGAAAATCCTAGAATTCCTTTTATACATTTATGGCATCCAAATGCAGGATCATTGAATCCGTTACTTCGTAAAATGGAAGGCTTTAATGAACTTATTAAAAAACTAGATTCTTCTGAAGTAGTAACCTACATTCAGAACAAGTCAGATCATTTTAAAAGAATTATCGATACTTTATCAAAAAGATAACCTAATTCTTTCGGCTTGTCTTATTATTTTTAAATAACTTATAACCAGAATAAAGTGTAGCTGGGACAATACCTGCCGCATTTTGTAAAAAAGAACCCATCACACTCGGATAGAAACCACCCACCTTTACATTTCTATTCTTACGTAAGGTCGACCTACGTCTTCCACCACCAGTCGGATTCAAGACAGGGCGTGCCAAGCCGGGCTCAGAAATCTGGAGATTGCTACCAGCAGATGCCGAAGGCTCCCTATACGAAGGAGTTGTATAGGATAAAGGAAATCCCGCACCTGACGGTAGTCCACCTCCTGCGTATCTACGCATATGGCGTCTAGATTTCCTCTGCGTTCTTCTTTTAGTTCTATATCTAGTCTGTTTCATTCTACTCTTATAGAATGAAAAAGACTTTGCAGAAACCTGTAAAAAAGCAATCCAAAAATTGACCCGTGACCCCTCCCCTTGGCCTGGTATGGCAGACCAATATAAGAAGCACACTCACCGTGAGCATATCCTCGAACTCCCTGACACCTATGTGGGCTCAACGGAAACTCACGAGGAAGTCCGATGGGTATACAACGCCGAGACAAATAAGATGATGCACCAGAAGGTCGCATTTAATCCTGGTTATTACAAGATCTTTGACGAGATCATTGTAAATGCTCGTGATGCTCTTGTTCGCTCGCAGACTGCAACAGGTGCACAGCCGATCAAGCACATTGAGATCACCGTAGGTCGCACTACAGCAGGTGCCGTTCTCATTGAGGTTGAAAATGACGGCGATGGTATTCCGATTGCCATTCATCAGGAGCACAAGGTCTACGCACCAGAACTTATCTTTGGTCATCTCTTGACCAGTGGCAATTATGATAAGACGGAGGAGAAGATTGTCGGTGGTAAGAATGGCTATGGTGCGAAGTTGACGAATATCTTTAGCAACCGCTTTACTCTTTCCACTCGCAATCCCGCATCAGGTCAGAAGTACACGCAGACCTGGACCGATCATATGGCTACGTGTGGCAAGCCGTCCATTGTAAAGGACAAGTCTACCAAGGGGTTCGTCAAGATCTCCTACGAGCCTGATGTGAGCCGGTTTCCTGGTCTAGATCTTAGCGCAATGGACCGTGTTCTCCACACTAGAGCAATTGAGCTAGCCGCAATGGCCGGTAAGGATGTCAAGATTAGCTGGCAGGGATCTGTAGTACCGACAAATACGTTTGAAAAGTTCATTAATCTCTTTGTTCGTGATGGCAGCGGTCACGCATACGAGCGCTGTGGAGATCGCTGGGAGGTCGGTGCTGTTCTCGCTAAGAATCTCTTTGCTGAGGACGACTCACCTGATGACCGTCATATCTCGTTTGTCAATGGTATCAATACTCGGAAGGGTGGTAAGCACGTAGAGACTATTCTCCGTGTTGTTCTTGGTAACTTTTCCGATGCAGCAAAGAAGAAGCGTATCGATATCAAGCCGAGTCAGCTGAAGGATACTGTGGTCTTCTTCATCAACTCTACAATCGTAAATCCTTCGTTTGATAGCCAAACAAAGGAAACTCTGACGACGCCCGCGACTAAGTTTGGCTCACAGTTCAAGTCAGAAAAGCTTGCGGATTCACTGATCAAGATTGGCTTGCTTGAGGAGGCTCAAGCCATCCTAGATGCTAAGGCCGCCAAGGATGCTAAGAAGACAGATGGTACAAAGCGAAAGACACTGCGTGGACTTCCTAAGCTTGAGGATGCGCTTTGGGCTGGCACTCCTCGTAGTGGTGAATGTACACTCATTCTGACTGAGGGAGACTCAGCTGCAGCGTCTGCTATCGCAGGCCTTGCAGTTGTCGGTCGGGAGAAGTGGGGTGTCTTTCCTCTACGAGGCAAGATGTTAAACGTCAAAGATATCAGTCAGGAAAAGTTCAACAAGAATGAGGAACTAACTGCAATCAAGAAGATTCTAGGTCTGGAGCAAGGCAAGGTCTATACAGATATCAAGACACTCCGATATGGTCGCGTTATGATTATGACTGATCAGGATCACGATGGTAGCCACATCAAGGGTCTGCTAATGAACTTCTTTCATACCTTCTGGCTATCACTGCTGAAGCGTGACTTCCTCTGCTGCCTCGCTACTCCGCTACTCAAGATGAGCAAGCGCAGTGATATTCGTTCATTCTACAGCCAGTCTGAGTTTGAGACGTGGCGTGAAACCGAAGTAGCCGCAAAGGGTGATGATGCTCTGAAGGGTTGGACGATCAAGTATTATAAGGGATTGGGTACGAGCACACCTCAGGAGGCTCGTGAGTGGTTCAAGAATCTATTTGATATGAAGTACAAGTGGGATGAGGAAAGTGATGAATCGCTGTGCCTGGCGTTTTCAAAGAAGCGCGCTGATGACCGTAAGCAGTGGCTCAATACCTTTGATCCTCGCCGAACGCTATCTGTAAGCAAGGGTGGCGTCATTCCGTATAGCCGCTTTATCAATGATGAACTCATTCACTTCAGCAATGCGGACAATCTGAGATCGTTGCCGCACGTAATGGATGGTCTCAAGCCGTCGCAGCGTAAGATTCTCTTCTGCTGTCTGAAGCGCAATCTCAAGTCAGAAATCAAGGTAGCCCAGCTCGCAGGATATGTATCTGAGCACGCATCCTATCATCACGGCGAAGCTTCCCTGAATTCAACAATTACAGGTATGGCTCAGAACTTCGTCGGCAGTAACAATATCAATCTGCTAATGCCGATTGGTCAGTTTGGCTCTCGTCTGATGGGAGGTGAGGATGCAGCCCAGCCGAGGTATATCCACACGCAGATGGAGCCCATCATAGATGCTCTGTTTCGTAAGGAGGACGGTAGTATTCTCAAGCATATTGATGATGATGGGCAGGTTGTAGAGCCTGAATATTATCAGCCTGTAGTACCTCTACTCGTCATCAATGGAGCGGTTGGTATCGGCACTGGCTTCTCAGCAAATATCCCTCCGCACAATCCTAGTGATGTTATCGCTTTGCTCCGCGATCGTCTGAATCTGAGTCGCTCAACCCTTGCAGGACTTGTTCTGCAGCCGTGGTGGTATGGCTTCAAGGGGACAATTAACCGGCCTACGGAGACCAGTTGGACTACAAAGGGAAAGGCTACGTGGGATGACAGCAAGTACACAATTACAGTCACGGAACTCCCGATCGGTACGTGGACCAAGGATTACAAGACATATCTCGATACACTCTGTACGGGTGACGAGGCAAAGGGTACAAAGCCAATTCTTAAGTCATTTGATGACCTGTATAATGATGTGGAGGTCAAGTTTGTTCTTTACTTTGAATCCGATGTATACTTTGATATGCGCTCTGATCCGGCAGCGTCTGAGAAGATGCTACAGCTCAATACAACGTGGCATACGACCAATATGGTCTGCTTCAGTCCTGAGATGAAGATCAAGCGCTACGGAACTGTAGGTGATATGATGGAGGATTACTATCAGGTTCGCCTTACCGGCTATGAGACACGCAAGACCTTAGAAATTGGGCGTCTTGAGCGGGAACTCATTGAGTTTGATGCAAAGGCACGATTTCTGCTAGCACTTCTGGAGGATCGTATGGATCTACGGCGCCGGACAGATGAGGAGATTGTTGCGGCACTACGAGCCGAAAATCTGCCTCCACTGGATAATCTTACGGATCCAGAGTCTGTGGATTCGTATGAATATCTACTACGGATGCGAATGGATAGAGTAAAGGCTTCGGCGGTAGAGGATGCGCGAAAGCATGTTGAAGCAGCCCAGATTGCACTTACTACACTGAAGGGAACTACGGCATCTGAACTCTGGACACGCGACCTAGTTCAGTTTGAGAAGGCTTGGGTTGGACTCCAAGAGGCGCGTGAAGCTGCGGCATCCGGAGCACCCCTTAAGAAGTCTGAGGCAAAGCGCGTACTCAAGCTCAAGCATACGTAAAATTAGACAAATGGATTGAGAGGCAATGATTTGGTACCGGCAGAACTGAGGCTTACGGAGCGCGCTAAAGGTACCGGCATATGGCTGATATCATTCAAATAATAATTATAATGGTCAACGGCCGACAAGATATGCGGTACAGACCAATTACAAACAAGTTCATTTAGTTTTTCAATTTGGTTTGTAATTCCGTACGGCAGGTTCTGCGCGTACTGTAAATACATCGTGCGCATAATAATTGTTAATTCATCAACTGACTGATCGTCAATTACGTATTTTTTGGGCCCAGACTTATCATATACGGCCTTACGGATTTGGTTTTGAATTGTAAGCACATTCGTCTGAGTAAAAAAGGCTGAGGCGAGAGGTGTCACTTCCCAGTTTCCACGGAGAGCATCTGCGGCAAACGAATTCTCTACAGAGGTGCGGTAGGTGAATCCAGGAACTGCAGCTTGGCCACCGGCAGAATCACTCGGTGCCAAATTCACTCGTCCATTCATTCCATTATCCGGTAGAGGATTCGTATTTGGTAAAACCATTGCGGCTTGATTTTGGATGTCCTGGAAGTCCATTCTGTTTGGAGTCAAGTTTCCCTACGGCAAAAAAACAAGAATATCAATACTCCTATTTTTTTTTCTAAGCCGGAGGTATAACAAATGGAAACTGGCATGCGTGGAACTCGCAATCAGGCGCGCGGCTACTTCATCCCTCTCGCTAACATCGCGAACAAGGTCCTCGCCTACACACCGGGCTCAGGCGCGGGCGGCTCATACCTCAACGGCAGCTTCGATAATGCGGTGTGGGGCTCATTGGGCTCTGCGCCCTCCAAATACACGTCCACCATCTCCACGATCGGTGCGGGCGGTGTTCTCCGTGACCTCGGAAAGACGGTTCTTTCCTCTGGCCGCGTCTTCCGCAAGATCCAGCTCCTCGTCCCTACGGTCTCAACATTCGGTGTTGGCGGGCCGGCCCCTGGTGCCACGGCTAACGCTGATTACCTCACGGGCTACATCGAGCTCCACAGCGCCACGCAGACGGACGATGTCCCTGGCGGCACGGGCCCTGCGCAGGTCGCGTATTACCCTACACTCTATTAAACTAGGTCATAGTATGACTTAAAAATATACAAAAAATTAAAATTTGGTACAGACTATTTTTAATGGTCAATACCAACTACCGTAAAAATTTATTTCTAAGGAAATGAATTTGAGCGGTTCTACCATACATCTCAAATTTCTTAAATTGGAGATGCTACGGTAAGAAAAATTATTAAAAATGAAGGGTAGATAGAATGGCTCCAGCACCTAGTAGTGGAGATATTGTAATCGGAGGAATTAATTTGAATACCATAAATTATTCGTACGTGGTTTACGTTATTTTCAGTGTTGTTCTTGTAGCAGGTGGTACCTTTGCATTATATTCATCTGCAAACCTTGGAAGGACTGTTATTTATGCGATAGGTGTCAGTCTGATTATGCTCTTTTTTGGAATGAGATGGTTTGGAAACATTCCGTCTACCTCAAAACTCTGGCCTCCGACAATTAATATGTGTCCGGATTACTTAACATATATTTCTGGAACTGGTTGCGTTGACACACTTGGTGTAGGTGGATTAGCAAAAACTGAAGCATCTGATATCTCAGCAGGGAATATAAGTGATAATAAAAAGTTTGGAGTGGCAGGTACAGGTAATTCATTTATTGCCTATACATCTGCAAACATTATGGGCACACCCGCTGTTTCTGGTGTAGCTGCTGTACCGGCAAGTGGAACAGTTGGTAATCGTGATTATGTAGCTGCTATTCCAGCCGTAGCCGCTATGGCAGCAGTACCCGCTTCAGCCGAAAGTGTACAAGCAGTCTGTAATGCCTGTAAGTTGAATAATCTCACCTGGGAAGGTGTCTGGGATGGAGATACCTGTTTGGCATTGAGTCGTTTTACACAAGCCTTAGCTTTTAAGAAGGCAGCTGGATGCTCTTAGATAAGAAGTGCCCGTTTAAAAATGCCCAGCGGTCTAAGAATAAATGTCATATGCTCACCTTCATCCGAGTGTCGAAGACTTACTCAGACGATGGTTAGAAACTCCAGATACAGCAGCTTTTTTACTCGTAGGACCTCCAGGTGTTGGTAAAACAACTCTAGCTAGAGAGATTCTAAAAGAAAATGGCTACCGAATTGTTGAACTGAACGCAAGTCATACACGAAGTGGCCAGGCCTTCAAAAAGCAGATTATCCCTTTGCTAACTCAAAAGTCTGTTTTGGAAGCAATGTCTCCGACCAGCAATAAACATAAGCTAGCAGTTCTACTTGATGAGATCGACGGTCTCAGTCTGGGTGAAAAGGGTGGTCTCAGTGAGCTTCTTGACTATATGCGTGGTTGGAAAGCAGGTCAAACAACCCATCCACTTCTTCTGATCTGCAATGAAATCAAGGGTCGTGCCTATCAGCATATTGTTCGTCTGAGCACCTACGTTCCTATGGAATTTCCTTCAAGTAGTGTTCAGAAATGGTTAGGCATTCAGATTCGTCCTGAGGTTCTCGCCTCCGCAGATCTACGAGTCATCTTAAGATCAATCAAGGGCTGCGACTCAGCAAGCATTAATCTACAACAAGATGCTAGTTTTGAGCCACCCGAACTTACGATGGAAGAAGGTGAAACTGAAGAACCAAGTACAGATATTCTAAAATTCAGTCACTCGTGCCTCTACGATTTCTGGGATCCTCTCATCATTCCCGAAGTGGAGAACAATTTAGGAAATCTATCAGGTCTCTGTGTTCACGAAAATATTCATAAGCGTCTAGCCTCAGTTCCAGATGCTTGGACACACTACAAGGAATTTCTTATTCTGTTTGATCTGAGCGACAAGGCAGATTACTGGGCCTTTTTCTATCAGAATTGGAATCTATTAAGACCAAGTTTTCAACTTAAACTTAAGATTACAAATGGATTTCTATCTGAATATCCCGTGGATACCGTACCTACACCAGCACAACTTCAATTTACGCAAGTTCTGACTCGCCAATCATCTATGTACAATACATGGAAACAGATGATTCAGTATTCAGATGAAAAGGGCTGTATGATTGAGGAGATTCCTGAATTGCTTCTACAAAACGCAGCAGCAAATCCAAATCTTAAGATTCCAACAAGTATGGCACGCAAGATTGACTCAATGAGTATACCTAAGCAACTTTGCGTCTACAAGTAGATAGAATGGTAAAGAAATATCAGATTCACGATAATTTTGCTAGACCCTTTGAAGTGACCGTTGATGGTAAGACAGTTACTATAGTAAAAGGCAAATACAATGAAACTAAGGATACATATGAATATACTAAAGAACTTAAAGTGTACACGTGTGATGAGATCTGGATTGGAAAGAGTTCTGGGCCACCTCACGCTGATCACACTAAATCTCAAGCTAAATCTTTTATTGGAAACTCAATTCTTCTTCAGATTTCTGCTAGACGGTACGTCTATATTGGTGACTCAATCTATGAATTTGATCTAGAAGCTGGAGAAAAGGTAGAAAAGTACTTTTCACTTATCGGAAATAATGATGTTCCGTATCCTATCTTACGTGGCTCAAAAAATGTCTATTTTATGCTTGACCGAAAATATATAACAAGAGATGAATTTCCAGATTTGTATACAGACAAAGAGTGGGAAAATGCCTATAGTACATATTACGGTGTCTGGGATCCTGTCAATCATATAAAACAAGGATCCTTTGAAAAGATGGCAAAGAAAATGAAGGGAATAAAGACAATTGCTAAGCGTGAATTTTAATACTCTTTATAATTAGAATGTCAACAATCGCAAAGGGATTTACATATTTACAAACTCTTCTAGATGCCAAAAAGGTTTCTGGAAAAGTTTTGATTGGTCAGTATGAAGCAGCATTGAGTCAAGCCGCGATGATTTCACGTTTAATGTACGACCCTAACGAGGTCATTGCCAAGACTGCGCAATTCGTACATTACAACCCGATTGTATTTAACACGGCACTAGGAATTATTCGTACTGACTACAGTCGTTTAGTTTCACCGAATAAGAAGCAGGAAAAGTTTGTTATCGTTCCGAATCCCATTCGTCCTGAAAATAAAGATGGCCTGATTTTGAACACAATTGGTCATATGGATGATACACCTTGCTATCTTCAGTATCTCGATTATTCACAGAAGCAGGCAAATGTTCCTTTTCCCGGTGAAAAGATTCTGTATATTGCATTTCGTGGAACTATATCGATTGGCGGGGGCTTAGCTGATGCGAACTTGCTACCACTTGGAATTGATGAAGTTCTTAAGACATGTACATTCGGCGGTCAAACGGGTAGCCAGGTCTTTGCAGAGGAAATCAAGCAATCAAGTTTTCTGTGCCACCAAGGCTTTGTAAGACAAATGAAAAACATAATGAATAAAGTCTGTAAGGCGCTTGAGACAAAGTTTCTAAAGCTTCCAATTGACCGTATTGTCATAACAGGCCACAGTTTGGGCGCTGCAAATGCGACTCTTGCATCTCTTATCCTCGGCGGATTCAAGCGTGCCGGTTTAATAACACCTCCTATACACTGCATGACCTTCGGTGGTCCTAAACTCTTTGTTGACTATAGTCGTAATGTCTACAATAGCTTGCTTGAATCAGGAATTCTTACACTTGATCGTGTTGCCATTCGCTCATCTGGCCTGAAGACTGCGATGTGGAGTATAGGAACAGGAGGCCTTGGAGCTGGATCTGTGGTTGACTTGGTTCCTTTGATCCCCCCTAATTTCGTGCACCCTGGATTTATGATCTTGAAGACCGAAGGAATTCTAACAAAACTAGGCAGCCGCACGAACAATATCAGTGATATGCGCAAGTTAGTGGGTGGTATCGAGCCGCCCTCAGCCTATCGGATTAGTTTGACGACAACGGTCAAGGGAACCTTCAATGGCTTTGCTACCTATAAGGAGTACCTTGATTGCTTTGATCCACTACTTGCTGCTCGGTTCGAGGAGATACTAAATGTGACAGGAACACTTGGACCGTGGAGGCCTGCATACCGTGCTGAATATGCGCAAGTAAAGGTGTTAGTTGACAAGGTTCTAGGAAAGGTTGCTATAGATCCGACAACAGATCCTAGCAAGGAACCTAGTGCAATTGCCCCTTCAAAGGCTGTTGCGGATGCTGCATCCAAAGAAGTAGAAGAAGAAAAGATAGGCCAAGGTGCAGATTCTGATTCCAATGTTGGCATTGAAGAGGGAGATAAAGGAACAGGACAAGCAGGTGGTGCATTTGGCATAACAAGTCTATCAGGTTCTCAGACCAAACTCTATATGGAAAAAACCAAGCAATATGCACCTAATCATATTAAGTACGCTGCAAATCTTAATGTTGCACCGGTATCTGCTCACTTAGGCTATTGTGGTATTGGGTGGAATGGTATCGGTAAGAATGTGCAACACATTCGTGGCCTATGCCAAGAAATTCAGTACGGGCAGACTCCCATTGCGGTTCCGTATTGTTCTGATGAAACACCTGAAGAGTCAGCTGCTCGCGTAGCAGCTAATGCTGTTGCGATGGCGAATCCTACAATGACAGGTGGAAGACGTAGAAAGGTAAATCATAGAAATAAGACAAAGAAGGCCAAGTCAAAGTCAAGAAAGACACGATCCAATAAACACTAAATTATAATCTGTTGTTCTTCCTCATGTAACAATCGTATTAAATTCAGTGGTGCTGTTCGTCCTAGACGCATAGCACGACCGATAATCTGACGCTCTTCTTCCTTTCGCATTGCGTGCATTAGAATCACGTGTGTCGCAGACTTCAGATCCATTCCTACACCCGCAGTAGCCGAGTTCATCAGTAAAATCTTAACTTCACCCTTCTCGAACTGGTTGAGCACATTCGAGACGTGATCCTTATTGCCACGCACTGTCGCTACCCGATAGCCCTGTTCAATGAGAGTTCCTTCAATCTCATTAAACGGATTATCATAACGATTGAAGACTAAAAACCGACCACCGCTCGAGTCCATTATACACTTGAGCAACGCATCTTTTTTCTTAAGAAGCTTAGGCGCAGCCTCTACAATAGCCTTAGTCATTAATCGTAGATTTTCACCCATTTCAATGCTACAGAGTTTCTTGTAATCTAAGTCAGCACGACAGAGAGGACAGCTACTCTTTCGCTGCATACAGTTAACTATACACGCTCCGCAAAATATACGTGAACAGCACATTACAAAGGTCGGCGTTGTCGGTTCATCGTAACAGATTGCGCAGATTTCATTCTTCGCATTTGTAATGCGCTCCTTCAGATTTGAAATTTGCTCCTTGAGTGAACCAATACGAGTCTGTAAGGATGAAATGGCCGCCTCTTTTATTTGAGGAGTACTGTAGTCCATCGTTTCCTTGAAAGCTAATGTCTTCTCAAGACGCTCAAGATCCTTCTCTCGTGAATCACAGACAGCTGTTATGAGAGAACTTTGATTCTCAGCGGTAACACCTAGACGCTGAAGCGCAGTCTGTACATCACCAGCGTGTAGCAACTCCTGAATTTCCTGGTTAACAAAACTAGAGACTAGCCTGTGTACAATCGGCGACTCGCAGATAATTCTCTGCTCGATAACAGGTGGTGTTCTCCAACTCTGCTCCATAAACGCATTTGAAGAACGCAATACAAGATGACCTCTTGACGGATGCTTTGTAACAAAAGGCGCAAAGAAGTTTTGACTTTTAATATCATATCGCGCATAGTAATTTTGTCCATTTGTTGCCTGATCTTGTTGTAGTAGGATCGCAAGTTCGGGGTGGAGACCTATCTGTATCTGCCGATTCAAGAATGCCTCAGACATGTACATGTACAATCCGTGAAAAAGTAGATTTGACCACGTGGCTGTCATCCCCCAGTAAAAATTTGCCTTTGGCATAGGTGTAGTAGATGTAAACTGAACATTATCCATTTCATCAAACACAACTCGAGACCACTGCATTGTCTCGTGAACCTTCTTTTCCATAAAATGTTTAATAATCGTATTGGACATCAGAGTAACATCACGAGTTTTAATCAGTGAAATAAAATCAGGCTTCTCAAGAGTCTTTGTAGTCCGAACCTCTAAAAAGGATAAGTTTGTCTGCTTTGTAATCGTATGCTTCCATTGGTGAAAGAGTGTATGCGGTACGATAATGAGTGTTGCGCCTGAACAATCAATGGGTGCAATTGGCTTATGGCTCCAAAAGGTCGACTTTGACTGTGGATGAATACGAGAAAATACTTTCAAATCCTGTTGAGTTCTAAGTGCTTTCGCCTTCATCTGCGCTAAAAATCCAAGCATCATTAAAGTCTTCCCTGATCCAACTTTATCGCCTACAATCGCAAACTGACTAAAATGTATTTCATTTTCCAGTCTAAATCCGTGAATACACGCATATTCCTTTTCTTCCATTGCCTGAATCATTGCAAGTTGATGCGGATGTAGGGGTACTTTAATATCAGCTGATTGGCTTGCTGTAGGTGATGATTCACTTAATGAATGATTAAGTGGTTGTTGATAGACTTCCAACATTGTAGACACCGATTCATCTTGAGGCATACTGGCAACCTTCTGTTGGTTGGGTCCTTTTCATGTTTAGGTATTTCACAAAGAAGCAAAGAAAGTAAAGACTAATGGATCCTTGATAAAGTCCTTAAGTTGTAAGGGCGTCTTTTTCAAAAATGGATTCTCTGACGCTCTAAGAATAGACTTGTCAAATGTATTGTCACTGTGACTCATTACAAGCATTACCTTCATAGGATTTAATTGTATTAATGAATTCTTATATGAATCAAGAAAAGACTTTTCTTCCGCAAAGGCTACCGCTTCGTCGTACACGTGACTTGAGGCATACCGTTTGCGCCAGGCCATCGTGCCATTCGTGGCGTGAGTCTTTCCATACGGGCCAATCTTTAGAATTTCCTTCGTATCTGTAAAATACATATAAACTTCTGAAGATCCAGCCAGATCTACTGTCGGGTTTGAACGTAGAGCAGTTACCGCAGCAGATACACGTTCCGGAAAATAAAAATCATCATCATCAAAGGCGACTAAGATCTCCCCCTTGGCTTCACGGTTTAGACGGTTGCGTTTTTCACCAAGTGTCTGCTTTTCCTCATCGCGAATGTAAATTGTACGGGGCAACCGGTGCTGCGCCTCATCAATTAGATCACCGACAGGATCCTGTCCATCGTCGTACACAATCCATTCCATACGGTCTCTCGGATACGTTTGAGTTTCAATCATTCGTATTAGAGTTGGAAAGAAGCGTCTACGGTTATATGTAGGTGTCACAATGCTTACAAGAGGCATTGCCATTTGAATCTATATAGATATACTGATACTTTCTTAGACCGTTGATGAAACAGGAGGCTTGGCAACAGGAGGTGTTTTATCGATAGGGGGTGCTGCAGATGCCGCAGTTCTTTGAAAAGCCTCTAAATACATTTGAGCGACTTTCGCAGTTGCATTAACACTTGCTTGATCTGGTACATAACAAAAAGGTCCTAATACAAGCTTTTCTAAATCACCAGTCGGTACATATGTACTGATCGGTAAAAATGAGTAATTAATTGATTCTTTTCCCTCTTTAAATGTGTCCCACATATATTGAATAATTAAAACTGGAAATAGAATTGTTCCGTAAATAAACGAAACAATACGACCTGCGGTTGAATATCCGATATCACGATTCGCAGCAAGATGACCACCGTATGTTGCGACTGTGATATATGCAAGAACAAAAAATACTATAAGAATTTGTTGTGATGATTCTCCAGCAAAGCCTGATATACTTGAATTACTCCGGGCAGAAAGTTTTTCAGCTGCATCCTTAGCATCCTTAGCTGCTTTCGCTTTTGCCTCAGCCTTTTCTTCTTTATTAGCCTTATTTGCCGCAACTGCGGCATCTTGCTGGGCCTGTTTAGCCTGGGCTGCCGCATACGCTTCAGCTTCAGGATCTGAAACTGCTTTATTTATTTGATATGTGATCTTATTAACTAAGCTTGTAAAGAAACTCATCTACCTCTTCTACTAAATAAAAGATAAGAGTAGATGTCCGCAGACTATACTGTGGTAGTTCCCTCCTATAAAAGAGCTGAAGGATGCCGTGATAAGACTTTAGCTATACTAAAAGAATATCGCATTCCGAAAGAGGCTATCTACGTAGTTGTTGCTGATAAAGAGCAGAAGAAAGAGTATGAAGCAGTCCTTGATCCCAGTACATACAAGGAAATTCTAGTCGGTGTTCCTGGACTTCCTCAAGTACGTAATTGGATCTTTGATCACTTTCCTAAGGGGACACCCCTTGTATCTCTAGATGATGATGTATCTGGATTTATAGAATATGATGGAAGCCAAAAAAGGCACGAGCGAAAATTAAAAAGTTTGAAGGGAATTATTGAGCGTGGATTCAAAGAATGTAAAAAGGCGAATTGTCGCTTCTGGGGTGTTTATCCAAGTGCAAATGGGTTCTTTATGAAGCCAACGGTAACGACAGATCTTAAATTTTGCGTGGGTCCTTTCTGGGGTTGTATAAATCCAGGTAAGGAAGTACGCATTGATATAGGTCAAGGTGAAAAGGAGGATTATCAGAGAACTCTACAGTTCTTTATAAAAGATGGTGCTGTAGTGCGTCTTAATTTTGTTTCACCGAAGACTGCTGTTTATAAGACTCCTGGAGGACTTCAATTTGGTAATCGGTTTAAGAGAGAGCATAAGACAATCAAAGCGATGATGAAGCGATGGCCTGGTTGGATAAAAGAAAACCCCACCAGAAAATCTAAAATGCCTGAAATACGACTCAAAAATCCAAATCTTGAATCTGAAAAAGTTAAAAATATGACAAGACGTAAGAAATAAGCGACTTTATGTCGCGTATTTCCCTAATATGCGACTTTATGTCGCGTATTTCCCTAATATGCGACTTTACGTCGCGTATTTTCCTAAATATGCGACTTTACGTCGCGTATTTCCCTAATATGCGACTTTATGTCGCGTATTTCATCCCACCCATACCTCCTTCAATCACTAAGAAATTCAAACTTTCTACATAGACAATAAAATCATAGGTGTAATTTGTATCAGCGGCCAGAGGCCAAGGATCAAGATCAATTTGAAAATTCTTAACACGACTTGTATTCAGAGTCCCACTCGGTTTCATCCATTTTGATGTATTCAAAGCAAAACTATAAATAGTTAATCCTTTCGGAAATAAGCCCGTGGCATATTTCCAAGAAGACAACTCGTGAAAATACTGAATCGGTTTCACTTCTTGAATTTCATTTCCATCACATAAAATACGAAGTTGGCGAATAATATCTTCCTGTGATCCTGCAATTAAATATCCAGAAATACCTACAGCTCGTATGCCTGAATCATACACTGCGTTTGATGGACTAAAAAAAGGTGCGCTTGTGCTATTATACCAATTTGTCAGATTTACCCAGTTATTCGTATAAGGGATCATATCACTTCGCCTCGGTATAATTAATAGACGCGGTACAGGATTATGTGTATACAAATTTAAATTCTGCCGATTATTAATGCTTGGAAATGTGTAGTTTGTTACTTGACGTACTGGATATGTAAGAGTCTGTGATGAAAATGTATTTCTTTCTGGATCCGTAAGATATACATACGTTGCTTGTAAATATGCATTCAGAGCCCAGGTACTAAGAGGAGGTGCTGTATATCCAAAATCAACTAAATAATTATTCAAATAGTTTTCAGGAGTATTATTTGGTATGTAATTTAAATTACCTGTCTGTATCTGCGCACTTGATGCAAATACACGATTACCAGGACGGACACGGTACCCTGATGGATCTAAAATTGTAAATAAATCTTGTACAGATCTTAATGTTAACTGTACATAACATTCGTGGTACTGGAGTGCAACAAGCGGTATTGCTAAACTTGTATCCTGTGTAAACCAAAAAGATAAAGGTACTGTAATTTGACGACTTGGGATAGAAGGCGCATTTGTTTGTACTGTTACACTTGTATTTCTAGCCACATTTGGATATAAACTTGTCGACCCTGTTGAGCGAACGCTTGTGCCACCAAGAGCGCCGGAGTAAGGACCATTTGCTGGATCATAAATTTCATCAACGTCTCCAACTAGTTGTCGCCATTTGGCATACTCTGTTTCATCTTGATCAGTTTGAGCAATAGCAATTAAATAATCACTATCAAATTCCTGAACTATCGTACCTCCTATCAAAAATGTCGCATTTTGGATAATATGTGCTCCAATATAACGATTCCATTGAAACTCATACTGTGCAGTTCGAGTTGCTGCATTTGGACTTATAAATTGACTGTAAATATCCGGGAGAGTAAATGTTAAATACAAATCTGAAAGTAAATCTGCAACTCGTTGAATTTTGGCTTGAACCTTAATCGGAGCATCCCAAAGTAATTCTCCAGGTCCATCCAGTTGAATAGTTACAGATTCAAATGAAAAATGACTGTATTTCTTCAATACTAGGTAAAAATAAGTGAAATCAGGATTACCACTCAAAAGAATATTTTGCGAACCATAGGCTACAAGAACATAAAGACCTCCTCCTGTCATGACAACTCTTCTTGCTGGTGTGAAACAAGATGAGTTCTCATTTTAAGCGCTTCAAAGGATAGTTCAATTAAATTTTCAATAGTTAGAATCTAGGCAGTGGTCCACCACTGATCGGTCAAGTAAGGAGTAATGCTCATATTCACACCCTCCATTACAGGTGAAGGGCCCATACTTATTAGATTCTGAATCTCGGTGTATGTAAGAGCATATGCAAAATAGAATACACGACTGGCTAGACCCTTTGCGGCACCATTAAAGTTTAGTTCACCACTTGATACTTGAGATTCATCTGTACCAGTCATTAGAGAAGCAGTTGTAGAAGGTATTGTGATCTTCCGTTGGTTAAAGAGGTAGATTTCGCCATAATTCTGGTAAGGCGGCGTATTACCAGAAAGTGCCATCTTTGTCTTCAAATTTCCATTAATATACACATAGAGCTGATTTCCTTTGCAAGAAACAACAACATGGACCCATTTCTCAATAGGAATATTGTCAATATCAGCATAATTATTCCATGTCTTATAACAATTCATATAGACACGGAGTGTATTCGAATTACCTTTCATGAAAAGACCGGGACCCAGTAGAGGATACGGTTTAGAATATCCCTTGTGCAAAATATGATATAATTTATCATCTCCATTAGAAAATGTATCACTTGTGATATAGCAGAATAGTGAATAACTAAATTCTACACCTGAACGCTGATTATCGGAGGTATACACTGTTTTTGCAAGAGGACTCTTTGGATCCTGAATTGCCGTATGACTTAATGAACCGGAAGCATATGTATTAGGAAAGATCTCAACGCGATCACGGAACATAGCCAAATAGGATTGGTATATATACTCGGCAAAAAGCATCGTAAAGTAGACAGCAGCGACTAATGCAACTCCTGTTAGAACTTGCGATAAGGGATCTGATCCACCGAAGGATACGCTACTAGGAAAACTATTAGTTCTTACAGCACCTGTATTTGCGGCCTGCATACTCTCTAACTATCATTAGGATTGTAAAAAAGACATTTTATAAGGTCTTTTTTAGAATTTACAAGATTGGATTGTTTTATAACAGTAAGTCGCTTAGTATTTGAAATACATATTCGTCTATAGATCAGGTGTACTTCCAGCAATAACATCTTCACCATTGCGCTTGAGTGAAAAGGAATACTGACCGGGATCAAAATATGATTTGATAAGTGATGTAATTGATGTATCCTGCGGTCCATTGGAATACAGGGCCCATACACGGTCCGGAGTGTAAGCATAGTTCGCAGCGTTAATCTGACCGATGAGTCCACCAAATCCATTGGGACCACCCACCTTCATTCGATAACTTGTACCGGTACCAGCCACCTTATACATTCCAGCAAGAACACTGCTACGATTCAGCTTGCCATCCACATAAACATCAAGACGACGACCGCTCAGCACCACGCATACATGTACCCACTTCTGAAGATCGATTGACTTAACATCACCCTCTGAAAAATTCGCCTCATTATCGTTATAGGGAGATGTAGCAGAAAAAATTGCACCATTGACGAGCGTGGGGGTTAGTGCAGTCCCATTATCGTAAGTTACACGGATACCCATCTTATTTGTATTAGCACCCAGATACATTAGAAGAGTATTATCTGTACCATCGCCTCCATCAATTGTTAAGAATATCTTATTCTTATTTGGATTTGTAGACCAGTTAGCCACGTAAATCCATAGACTCACTGAATATTCTCCACCACTGTAAATGGCTGGTATATTTTTACTAGTAAATACAGTTGCTGTAGTATCTTTTGCCGGTAGACCACCAGTTGAGTTTGCAAAGACTACCATATCTGCCTTTTCAGCATCACCACTCATATACTTGTATAAGTAATAGAGGCAAACACACAGAATCACAATCCCCGCTAACATTAATATTATCCTACCAGGCCCTGTCGTTATGGCTCCAAGGGCTGAGTTCATCCGATTCTATTCTGTTACCAGAATTATGCGTAGGGCGTTGTCCACATTTCATAAGGATACGGTTTCATAGGTTGTGTACAAAGTCCGCCCGGACACCCAAGAATATCAGGTAAACTTGTAAAGATTTCAGAAAATGATGAAGCAGCATGTCCTAAACTATAAGGCCTTCCATCCATATCCGATTGTTGTTTAATTAAT